ATTGAGATGGCCACCGCTACCGCCCGCGAGGAAGGTGTTGACCCCGATCTGTTCTTGCGGCTGATCCAACAGGAAAGCAACTTCAACCCCGACGCCGTGTCATCTGCCGGCGCGTTGGGTCTGGCGCAATTGATGCCAGGCACAGCCGAGTATCTCGGCGTTGATCCTATGGACCCTGAAGAGAACCTGCGCGGCGGTGCTAGATACCTGCGCGAACAGCTTGATGAGTTTGGTGACACGCGCTTGGCCCTGGCCGCCTATAACGCTGGCCCCGGCAATGTGCGCAAATACGGTGGTGTCCCGCCGTTCGAGGAAACGCAGAACTACGTTGCCAAGATCCTCGGCACGGGCGCCGCTGATCGCGCCTTCAATGGTCGGTCGGCCAACCTGCCGCTGGCGATGGGTCAACCTGCCGGCGAGGACTACGGCATCGCCTCGACGGCTCAGATGCCTATGTTCCGGCTTCCACAACTGCGCAGCACGCAGTCGGATGCACTGGCGGCATACGATCCTTATGCTATCCTACAGCAGTTCAATTTGAAGTAATGCGCCGGAGACTGACATGGAAATCATCCGCACCTTTTGGCCGCTCGCTGTTGCCTTCGTCGCAACCATCGTTTGGCTGATCCGGCTTGAGGGGCGCAGCGTTGAGAACACCAAAGAGATCAAGCGGCTTTGGAACCAGCGGAAAGAGGACTTGGAACTGTCAAAGCAGGCGCGTGATGAAACCAACAAGATGCTTGGCGAGATCCGCGACGACATAAAGTCTTTGATCGCGCGGGTCGGCATAAAATGAGACAATGGAGCAAGCGCAGCCTCGCCAATTTGCAAGGCATCCACCCGGATCTGCGCGCGGTTCTTGATCGAGCGCTGCAAGAAAGCCCCGTTGATTTTGTCATCACCGAGGGCCTGCGATCTGTGGCTCGGCAGCGCGAATTGCTCCGCATCGGTGCATCGACCACCATGAACTCCCGTCACCTAACTGGCCATGCCGTAGATCTCTACGCTTGGGTGGACCTCAACCGCGACGGAGCCGTTGAGTTTGTTGAAATGTCAAACCCGCGATTGCTCAAGCAGATCGCTGACGCCATCAAGGCAGCGGCTCTGGCGGAAAACGTGCCTATTATCTGGGGCGGTGATTGGCGCACCTTTAAAGACATGCCTCACTTTGAGTTAGATCGCCGGAAATATCCGGCTTGAAAAGGAGACTGACATGACTGGTGAACAAATCGCAGGCGTCGTGCGCGCCATCGTTGCTGCTGTCGGCGGCTATTTCGTCGGCCAGGGTCTGGTTGACGCCGAGACCGTGACGACCATCGGGGGCGCTGTTGCCACGCTGGCCGCTGCGGCTTGGTCGATCTACTCCAAGCGCGCATGATCTGGCAGGCGCTGGTCGGCGCTGTCTCGAAGCTGTTTCTTTTTGTCGCCATGCTGGCAGCAAGCTGGTTTGGCGGCAAAAAGACGGCTCAGGCTGACGCCAAAGTTGAAGGGCTTGAAGATTATGTTGAAACACGCCAACGCATGGACGAGGTGGGCCGCATGTCTGATGCTGACGCTGCCCTTGATTTCTTGCGTGAGCGTGGGAAGCGGTGAGGCGATCTGCGACGGGACCGAGGCGGCGCGGACGGAACATGCGGCGGCTCTGGCTGACGATGGCGGGCCGCTTTCGGTGGTCACGGGCGCGCGGCTGATCCGCATGATCGATGCCGGGTGTGCCAATGACACCTAGACAGCAACAGGCCGTCGAGGCTTTCAAGCGCACGGGCAACGTGGCCGAGGCTGCGCGTGAGATCGGGATAAATCGGCGCGACATGCAGCGGATGCTGGACCGCGCCGGGATGACCTCGGATGTCCGGGATGATTACCGGGTAGATCCGGCCATTGCTGACAGCATGAAGGCCGCCGGCACGAACATGGTGCCGTCGCTGGCGTGGGTGAAGGTTCCGGCCAAAGACGAGGAGCCTGGCTATTCCGTCATGCTGCGGCCCGAGACAGAGCAGCCAGAGGCCGTCGCTGATCGCATACGCGCGGCTCTGGAGGGCATGCAGCCTGCCGAGCCTGTGCCGGCCCCTGAAAGCGTGATGGCCGATCTGTGCGCTGTTTATCCGCTCATGGACGCGCACGTCGGCATGATGGCGTGGGGCCGCGAAACAGGCTCACAGGACTACGACCTCGGCCACGCGGCTCAGGACATGCGGCACGCCTTTGGCAAGGTTCTGGCGCTCACGCCTGCCGCCGAGCAGGCCGTGCTTCTGATCGGGGGCGACTACTTCCACAGCGACGACACCAGATCCGAGACGCCTGCCAACCGCCACAAGCTGGACGTTGACGGGCGCTTCTGGAAGGTGCTGGACGTTGGCATCGGCATCATCGCCGAGACGATCCACAAGTTGCTCCAGAAGCACGCCAACGTGCTGGTGCGCGTGCTGCGTGGCAACCATGACCCGCACAGCAGCATGACGCTCAACTTCGCCCTGGCAGAGCGGTATCGCAACGAAGGCCGGGTTTCGGTTGAGAAAGATCCGCGCGATTTGTTTATGATGCAGTGGGGCAAGTGCGCGATCTTCGCCCACCACGGGGATAAGGGGAAGCCGCAACAGATGGCGCTCTACTTGTCGGATGTCTGCCCGTTCTGGTCGCAGACGCGGCACCGGCACTATCTGACGGGCCACGTTCACCATGACCAGGCCAAGGATCTCGGGCCGCTGCGATACGAAAGCCTGCGCGCCTTCTGCCCGCCCGACGCTTATGCCGCCGGCATGGGATACGGTGGCCGACGCGCTTTGCAGTCGATGACCTTCCACAAGATGGACGGCCTTGTGATGCGGGCGCTGGACCCGATCGACAGGTTTTTGGATTAATCGCGAGGGGCGCCTGATGAAGATGAGCCGTAGCGCAGTCTGATCTTGACCAACACAAAGCCTGTGCTGCGCCCCTCGCGGATTTCGTATCAAATCACCCCTGCGCCTGCAACCGCTTTTGACGATCGATGTCGTCGATGGCGCGTTGGATCGCGGCAGGGCTGGCCGACAGCTTGACCTTGGGTTTGGTTTCGCCGTCGATCACGTCAACCCACACCTTGCTTTTGGAGCTGACCCGCTGCGGCGAGAACTGGTGCATCGGCAGCACGATCCCGAAACGCTCACAGGCGGCTGCGATGCTGGATCTGTGCATTTCTAGGTGAGCAGCGGCTAACGTTAAATGCCACCCTTTTTCTCGGCAGGCGATAAGCATGTCTTTAGTGATATGACGCCGTGGCGGGGCCATTGGATTTTTCTCCTTATGTTCCGTGTCTGTTGGTGAAGCCGTACTCGAGAGACGCTTTCAAGCGGGCAGATGATGCGGCATCAATGGTATCGAAAAGCCCGAGGTTCTTGTTGCGACCTCCTAACGAGATATTAGCCTGCCATTTCTCTCTGTTCTTATTCCAGCACACGCCAGTGACCCCGCTTGAGTTGTCACTTCGCATAGACGCATTCCGGTTATTTTCTTGGCTGGTGACAGCGCGTAAATTTTCAATGCGATTATCATACTTAGCGCCATTCAGATGGTCGATTTGATGAGTTGGCCATTCACTGCTGTAAATAGCGTAAGCGACTCGATGCGCCCAAAGGGTCGTGCCGTTGATAGACCCATGACGATATCCACGGCTATCTGAGGCAGTAAACGCTTCAGCTTCAGCATAACGCGTGCGCCACCTTTGCGGCATATCCTCACAATCCCGCCAGAACAGCTTGCCAGTTTCCGGCTCATAGCGGAGACGCTTGTGCAAATATTCAATGGACGGTAAATTCTTATCAGTCATGGCGAAGTCTCCAGTTCGCTGTTGATAGGGGCGAGATCGACGGTTGCAACGTCTCTCGCCCCGATATGTTACTCTTGCCACCTTCGGTCTTCAAGTTCTTTGACTTGTTCTTTAATCCGATTGATCTCGCGCAGATGCTTTTCCGCCAAGAACATCACTAAATCCCTGTCCTCTTTGGTCAGCCAAAGCCCTCCCGGCACGCGCACAAAGCCAGCGGCGCGGATGGCCTGTGCTTGGGGCGATGTGTCGTGCCGGGTGCGGGTCATCAGTCGCTGTCCTTTGTGATCTCGTAAGCCATAAGGTGCAGGACACCGATGGCCGCGGCGAGAGGGATGCGCCCGCTATACTCATAGACCAGCGCCTTGATGCGGTCGCCCAGCTCCCCGGTCACGTCCTCGGCCCGCTTGCCGTCGCCCTTCAAAACGCGGATGTCACTCATGGCTCTCTCCTTTGATCTCTGCGAGGGTGGCGCGGGCTTTGCTGCATCGTTCACAGTCGCATCCGTCATCCATCGTTTGTCCTGCATCCACCGCCTTACGAAGTCGTGCTTCGCACTCCGCCAGCTTAACCTCAGCCTCTCCCCACATCTTCTCTGAGTGGGCTGCACGTTTCCATGCTTCATCACGTTCAAACATCATCAGGGCCAGCTCGGCTTCAAGGTCACGCACAGCCTGCGTCCCGATCCTGTCCATCTCGGCATAGGCGTCACGGTATTTCTCGCAGGTGGCCAGCTTGGCTTCCACCTCGCCGTGGATGCGCGACACTTTAAGCAGGGCTTCGTATGTTTTCTTGCGGTCTGCCTCCAACTCCTCCGCATAAGCCTCGGCCTCTTTGGCGTCCTGCTGTGCGGCGGCGAGTTGTTCGGTGAGGGCTTCGATGCGGTCACGGATCGGTAAAAGGTCACTATCGACAAGCACCAAAACCTGCTGCTCTATCCAGCGGTTCAGCCGTGCGATCAGTTCTGCGTCGGTCATTTCACACAGCTCCCCTGCACCCACTGCTTGTCGGCGGCGATGCACTGCTCGTAGCGCGCCTGACCTCGCTCCCAGTCGGTAAGGATCAGATGACCGATGCCGTAGATAAAGAACGCAAGACAGGCGATAGCCGCTAGCGGCAAGATGTTATACCAGAAGTCTCTCATTTCGTCCTCCTCAGTGGGCAATCTCTTCCTTGGTTGCAGTCACCGTGGCAGGGTGGGCAGGTTTCGCTCATGGCTCCATCTCCTTCTCCACGGGCAGCGTCTCGCACTGCATTTTGTGGTCGTAATCGAGGGTGTCGCCAACGGCTACCATTGCCGCCTTGCAGGCCTCCTCGGTGACGTAGGGGATGCCGTAGTTGGCACCGTCGAGCGGGCCACTCAATGCGGTGATCCACAGGATCGTCATGTAGGTGATTTCGGTCATGCTTCATCTCCCTCAGTGCTGGGTTTGTGGTTTGATGTCGTGCAGGTCTGCCATCCGGCGCAGCCCCATCGAAACCACTCTGCTGTCCAATCCGCGTGTCTGGCCATAGGTGTAGATCGATGCGACCAGGCCAGAAATCACCTCGGCAGCGTCGTCGTGATACGCGCAGTGGATGGTCAGGGTTAGGGCGCACAGTTCCGCCTCGTCCATCTCATCCGGCAGCGCATCCATCACGGCTTGCAGGTGTTCTTCGGTCATGTTGGGGGACAGATCGCTCATGCTTCATCTCCCGACAGATCGTAGCACACCAGCCGCACCACGCGGCCATCTGCCACCATCTCGGCCAGCTTGGCGGCGATCTTGTCGTCGGCCATGTTCAGATCCTCCGCGATCTCCTCGAGCGTGGCGCGGCCATCGGCTTGCAAATTGCCCAAGATGAAGGGGGCCAGCGTATCACGCGGTGATACAGGCGCCCGGTCGGATGCCAGCGAAACAGCCAGCCACGGCGTCTTGTCGGGCCGCGTAGGGTTCGGCACCAGCATGGCCGACACGCGGTCTCTAGGGCGCAGGTTGGCGTCGTGCATGATGCGCGATGGGATGAACACGCTTTCGTGCATGTTGTCCGCCACGACGCCGAAGCCTGTCAGCGTTGGCAGGATGTTGCTGATGATGATTTCGGTAAGGTCATTCTGCATTTTTGCTTTCCAGTTCATTGCGTGCTGCGATTGCGTCTTGGATGTAGAACTCAAGAACCATGATTTCTTCTCCGACCCAGCCAGGGCGAACCCCGGTGCCATAGCGTTTTTCCAGATCCTCAATCTTGGCCATCCTGTCGGCGATGTAGGCGTCCAGGCTTTCGATGGTTTTGTCGGTCATTCTGTTCCCCATTGTTCGGCCATCGCTTCTGCAATGCCTTGATAAGTTCTGCTGCGCTCTTTCCAGCGATTTGGGCTTGGCGGCATTTTGTGGATGCGATCATCTCTGCCATCGACAATGTTGGTCGGTCGCAGCGGCATCAGGTTCTTGAGCCAAAGGCAGGTTGCTTTCGTCTCGCCATGGCCAAACTGCCAAGGCTGAATGATCTGGTCTGGCTTGCGGATGCGGCTTGATATGATGCTGACCGGGTTTTCCAGTGCAATATGCGTGATTGGCGCATCCAAGAGAAACCGCACAAAATCCAAAGCCTCGTCCTGCACACCGCTGGCTTTCTTCGCCGCGAAATGCCTAGCGCCAGACACCGCAAGGTGGGTGCATGGCGGATGCGCGATCATCAGATCCCAGCCGGTTCGGATGATGTCGCGCACATCTCCTTGATAGTGCGGGCCTAGCGTTTCTGTCGGCAGCAGGTCGCAGGACATTGCATCGTGGCCGCGCTTGATGAACGCATCGCGCACACGGCCAGAGTATTCGCAGGCAACAAGGACGCGCATCACATGATCCCCAATCTGTCTAAGGCGAAGTATGATTTCTTGTAGCTCTCTATCAGGCGATCCACGCTGTCGATCTTCGCGGCAATCTGCGGGTTTGGCGCAGTGTCATTGACGATGGTCAGCGTTTCCCGATAATCCCACAGCGCGGTCAGCACGATGTGGGTGTCCATGGATCCCAGTTTTACTGCCATGATTAAAACCCCATAGCATAGCCAATCAGCATCAGGCCGTAGCCGATGGCGAAGATTGCGATGCAGGCGATCAGGTCGGCGATGGCGTCACGAATGCGGTATTTCATTTTAGTCTCCTATCAAAACGGCGGATCTTCGCCGGGGTAAGTTGGTTTCCACTGGGGCGGCGCGTAGGCTGCTGGCTGTGGGGCTGGCTTCGGCGGGGCCTGCCGGGGGATGATCCCCAGCAGGTCGAGGTGGTCGTCTAGGGTCATCAGTCGGACGCCCAATCCGCATAACGCTCAAGGATCGTTTCCAAGCGGTCATCAATCTCGGCCTTGAGCGGCGCCAGCATTTCGCGGGTGTATTCGCACAGGTGGCCGTTCGGGCCAGCCTCGGCGACATACTCGTCGTAGCTGTCGATCAGGGCCTCAAGCGCGGTGGCTGATGCGGCGTTGACGTTATCTTTCCAGAACTGGATCACGCGGTGTTCGTAGGAGGTCAGTTTGATGAAGGCGAAGGTCATCTTGGTCATCCTTGTTTGCTAGTTCGTGTAATCACCATACAGCCTGCTACACCGCGTGCAAGCGAAAAATCGCCACTTGACACGAATATTTTTCGCCATCATATCTCGGGGCAGAAAGGAGACCACAATGAACTTACCAACGCACGCCCTGCTCGCGGCCTGGCTCACAGCTAGAGGCATGAAGGCAGGGGCTTTCGGGGCGCTGATCCCCGTCAGCAAGGACGTTATCAGCAAGATCATCAACGGCAAACGCGCGCCAAAGCCTCACGTCGCTGAACGAATCGAGAGGCTAACAGGCGGCGATATTGCGGCAGACCAATGGAGCAAGACATGAACCGCAGTCAAATCCTCGACACCGCCAAAGAATACGTCACCAAAGACCGCGCCGACACGCACGGTGACGCCGAAAGCAACTTCGGCCTGATCGCGTGTTACTGGTCAGCGCACCTCGACGCCGGCATCGGTCCGGAAGATGTTGCCATCATGATGACCCTGATGAAGCTGGCACGCGCCAAGGCCAACCCAGGACACGCTGACAATTGGGTGGACGGCTGCGGCTATCTGGCCTGCGGCGGCGAGATCGCGACGGGTGAAGTGTGATGCCACTTACAAGCACAAAACTGGCAGATGCCGTAAACGCAGGTCAGGCTTTCATCAACGCTGTGGAAGCTCTTCGGGAGCGCCATGCCAAGGATGACTATTTCCGCCTGATGCAAGGCATCGTCGGCTTTAAGGAAACCGCTGCCGTGCGTCGGGCGTCAATGACGCTCACCCGTGCGCTGGCTGATTTGCGGAGGCCTTCATGACCCTGATCCTTGGCATCGACCCCGGCAAGCAGGGCGCCTTCGCGTTGCTGGACTGCGACGACATGCAGGTCAGCACCTACGACATGCCCGGCACGCTGGACGAAAAGCGTGCGCTGATCTCGGACATCGGATCTGTGAAGTGCGCATGGCTTGAACGCCCGTTCTTCCCCCGCATGATCGGGATCAAGAACGCCGTGACCATCGCGCAGGCTTACGGAGAATTGAAGGCCTGCCTGTTCTTCGCCGGCGTGCCGACCTTCGAGGTCGATCCGTCCGCGTGGAAGAAAAACATGCGGCTCTCGACCGACAAGAATGCCAGCCGCGCGCTGGCCAGCCAATACTTCCCCGACTGCTCCGACCAGTGGGCGCGGGTCAAAGACGACGGCAGAGCCGAGGCGGCCCTGATCGCACTTTACGGATGGAGGAAGAAATGATCCGCAACATATCAAACGCAAACTACCACGCACACCCAGCGATCAGCAGCAGCGATGTCAAAGCAGTCGCGGGCAAATCGCTGGCACATTGGAAAGGCAAGGTCTGGAAAGACAGCAGCGCCTTCGCCCTTGGTAGCGCCGTCCACGCCCTTGTGCTTGAGCCGGAAAAGAACCTCGTCCTGCGTGGCCCCGAAGATCGCCGTGGCGACAAGTGGAAAAAGGCGCAACTTGCCGCCGATCTGGACGGCCAGATCCTGCTTACCGAAGGCGACTATGATCTGGCCGAGAAGATCGCGGCGCCGATCATTGACCACGAAGTCGTCAAGGCCTGGATCGCTGATCCCAGCTTTGTCGCCGAGGCCAGCTTCTTCGCCACCGATCCCCAAACAGGCGTCAAGATCAAGTGCCGCCCCGACGGCTATCTGCCTGACGCCGGCATCGTCTTCGACATCAAGACGACGCGCGATGCCAGCCCCGACGGCTTCCCGCGTGAGATCCGCAACTACGGATACGATCTCCAGGCGGCTCATTACTTGAGGTGCCTGTCTGCCGCTGGCTGTAAGGCCCACACCTTCATCTTCGTCTGCGTGGAGAAAGAAGCCCCCTACGCTGTCGGCCTGCACGCGCTGACGGATCGTTACCTCGCTGCCGCCGATCTGCGCGTCACCGACACCCTCGAAAAAATATCCAGAGCCGAAGCCGCAAACACCTTCACAACCGGCTGGCCCTTGATTAACCATGTCGATCTGCCGCGTTGGCAGACCGAAGAGCCTGAAGCCGACGTGTTCGATGAAACCGTTGACTTCTGAAACCACCGCCAGAGAGGAGAAAACCAATGGCAAATAACGATGACTTCATGAAGGTCTTGGCTAAAAACGTCACCCTTCAATATCCAAAGCTGAACCAGACCTATCGGTTCAACACGCAGAAGCAGGCCAGCGAACCCTGCGCACCCACCGCATCCGGGGCGGCATGGTCGGTCGCCTTCGAGATGACCAAGGACGACGCCCGTCCGATCTTCGAAAGCCTGAAGGCGCACTACGACGCCTGCCGTGGCCGCAACCCGAAGATGCCGCAGTTCAAGACCGTCTTCGGCATGAAGAAGCTGAAGGACGAGAATGGCAACGAGACCGGCATGGTCCAGTTCACCGCCAAGCGCAACGGCATGAAGAAAGACGGCACGCCCAACAAGGCGCCCACCGTCATCGACGGGCAGAAGCAGCCCCTCGCCGATCTGGCCTTCTGGGGCGGCTCCAAAGGCACCGTGCGTGCGTGGGCCGTGGCCGTGATCGACCCGGACGGCAACGGCGGCATCTCGATGCTGCTGGATGCCGTGCAGGTGGTCGAAGCCCGCTATGGCGACGGCGGCATGGATGACTTCGACACCGTCGAGAGCAAGTCGGACCCGTTTGAGCAGAAGCCGCTGGCCGAAGAAAAGCGCCAGAGCATCAAAGAAGAATTGGCAGACGATATTCCTTGGTGACATAAAGAAGAACCCCGGCAAGCGAGCAACTTGCCGGGGTTCAAATTAACGGAAGCGAGAGGAGAACCTTCCAATGCAAATAATACAGCCCACGCGCGCCTATTACAAGGACATCAAGCATGTCTGATGTCCGTTTCCTGACAGCGCCAGGATCTTTCTTCACGCTCATCGACAAGCCCGGCGAATACTACCCAGGCATCGGCTGGAACGAGATCGTCAAGCTGGTGCAGACCCCGCAGGCCAAAGAAAAGCGCGACGCTGATTTCTTTATCCCATCGACCTACCGGGCGCACGACGGACGCGCCCACGAAGCCCAGCGTGAGCATGGCGCGTACCGTGCGCTTGCCATCGACGTGGACCGTGGCAACCCATCGATCGACGACGTGCAAGACGCCGTGCAGGCCGTCTGCGGTGATGTCAGCATCCTGATCTACTCATCCTCGGGGGCAAGCCCGGAGAACCGCAAATGGCGCGCGATCATCCCGCTGGCCGCCGTCGTCACCGGTGCCGAATACGAAGAGATCCAAACAGCCTTCTTCGATCTGCTGCACGTCAATGGCGTACACCCTGACGGCGCCCTGGCACGCTGCGGCCAGCCGATCTACCTGCCCAACGTGCCGATCGATCGCCGCAACCCCGATCTGTCTCCGATTTTCTACGAACACCGCATCATTCGCGGCAAACCGCTGCGCCTCGACGCCGACAGCCCGATCCTGCAAGAACTGCACCGCAAGGCAGAACAGCGCCGCCTGGCCGCAGAGCAGGCCGACCGTGCGCGTGCCGAGCGTGAGCGCCAGCGTGCGGATCGACGGCAGAAGTTTCCCGACGAGGTCAGCCCGGTCGATGCCTTCAACGCTGACCACAGCATCGAGGATCTGCTGGCCCGCTATCAATATGAGCGGCGCGGATCATCCCAGCATTACCGTTCTCGGTATCAAACGAGCCACAGCTACGCGACAGAGAACTTCTTATCGCATTGGGTAAGCCTATCAGGCTCAGACGCAGCCGCCGGCGTGGGAAGGCCAAAGTCTCTGGGCGAGAACTCATATTGCTGGGGCGATGCTTTCGATCTGTTCGTCCACTACGAACACAACGGTGACTTCGACGGCGCCGTGCGCGCCTATGGTGCCGAGATCAACCCGGCCCGCAACGAGATGCCAGACAACGGAATGGATGATTTCGACTACATCGCCCCGACCGCTGCGTCAGAGGCACCTGCCAGCGCGATCTCTTCCGAAGACGATGCAGCGCCGCCCGAGATCCCCGACGCGCCGGCAGACGCGCCTGACGCAGCCCCAGACTGGCCCAGCCTCTACGACATGTTCGACGAGGCCAGCATCGAGCCGCGCAAGTGGATCTATGCCCACCATTACCTGCGCTCCTTCGTCAGCGTGCTGGCATCCGCTGGCGGCATCGGCAAGACATCGCTTCAGATCGTGGAAGCCCTGGCCATCGTGACAGGGCGCCCGCTGCTTGGCGAGGATGTCAAAGAGCGCACCAACGTGTGGATCGTCAACCTTGAAGACCCGCTGGAAGAGATCCAGCGCCGCGTGCTGTCTGCGATGCGCCACTATGGCATCAAGCCCGCCGAGGTCGAGGGCCGCCTGTTCGTCAACGCTGGCCGAGACTTCAGCCTCAAGTTCGGCATCCAGACACGCGACGGCGTCCTGCCCAACACAAAGCTGGTCGAATACCTCTGCAAGAAGATCCCCGAAAAGCAGATCGGATGCGTGTTCATCGATCCCTTCGTCGGCGCTCACAACATCAACGAGAACGACAACATGGCTGTGAACGCCATTGTGGCGGAAATAAGGCGCGTGGCTGACGAGACAAAGTCTGCCATCGGCCTGGTCCATCACATCCGCAAAGGCAACGGCGAGGATGCGTCGATCGACAGCGTGCGTGGCGCAGGAAGCCTGATCGGGGCAGCCCGTGCGGCCCGCGTGATCAACCGCATGTCAGCCGACGACGCAGCCAAGCTGGGCATCAACGAGACCGAGGCGCGCAGCATCTTCCGCGTGGATGACGGCAAGGCCAACCTGGCCCCGCCAGCGGCGTCTGCGGTCTACCGCAAGATGGAGGGCGTCAAGATCGACAACGGCGAGTGGATCGGTGTCTGCATCCCTTACAGCCTGCCAGACGCCTTCGACGGCATCAGCGGCAAGGATGCCAAAGCAGCCCAAAGGATCGTGGCCGACGCCCACACCGCTGGAGAGTCTCTGAGAGAGAGTTCGCAGTCCAAGAACTGGGTTGGCGTCCCGATAGCAGACATGCTCGGCATCGACATCACAGAGAAGAAAGGGAAGGCCAAAATCGCCTCCATCCTGAAGACGTGGATCAAGACAAACGTGCTGGCCGTCGAGCGGATAACAGACCCAAGACAGGCCCGAGACGTGGCCGTCGTGGTGGTCGGAGAATGGATCAGCCATGACGAAGTGTGATAAAAAAGTCACCTCACCTAGAGCCTCACAGGTGAGGAAAGGTGAGGAAAGGTGAGGTAAAACACCCTTCCTCCTCACCCCACCCCCTAAAGGGGGTGAGGGGTGAGGAGGTGAAGGTGTTGGTTATGTGAGGTGAGGTGAGGGTGAGGAAAACAGAGAGGAGTTAAACGATGGCACAGAGACCAACCCGGCAGAAGAAAGACGACCGCATCCTGCACAGGGGTGCGACGGCAAACGAGATCAAAGCGGACCTGTCGTTGGCACCCTTCGACAAGGCTGTCCGCGAGATGGACAAACGCTGGGGCGTGGATCGCCTGCCAGAACTTGTCTCGGTTGAGAGCGCCGCGAAATGGGGCAAGGCCGTCGCTGGCCTGAACGGTGCCATCGACGCACAAGATCCCGACAAGGTGAAATTCTGGGTCGAGGTCTGCCTGCGCGGGCTGGCAGCGATGGACGCCGAAGCCGTCAGCCTCGGTCGGCCCGTCTCGGACCCCATGATCTGGGAATACAAATACGAAGGCACAACATTCGGCATCATCGAGGATGGACGCCAGTGGCCCGCTGCATACGCCAAGCGTCCAGGCATCGCCATCCACACGCTCAGGGAAGTCGCAGTGGCCCTGCACGCTCACCGCAATGGCCTTGTGGACGCAATCAAGCTATCCTTCCCCGGTGCCGAGGTGAAAGCCGTGCGCCGACCGCAGGCCGATCTGGAAGATGACTTTGACTTTCTCAGCGACGGGGTGATTGAGTGAAAGATCCAACCGACATCACCGGCCTGCATCGCGGCATATTCCCGCTGGCCTTGCATGAGGCCAAGAAGGGCGACAGGATCTTGTACTGGATCGGCCAGCACTGCGGCGGCCCGCACCGCCTCGATGCCGCAGCAGCCTCAGACGCCGGCATGTGCCTGCTGTTCTGCAAGCGCGTCAGCAAAGGACTGTTTGCATATCTCGCCGTCAAGCGGTAAGGTTCCCGCACAACACCTCCCTGTTGGACACCTGCCTCTACTTAGCCCAGCTTCGCGCTGGGCTTTCTTTTGCCTGAACCTTGCGCTAAACTGCGCCCGAGCGACCGGGCCGCATCGCCCGAGATGAAGGTGGGAAATCATGCCGCTTGGAAGATCAACGAAAGGCGTAATTTATGGGTTGGTGGACCGAGACGGAAAAGTTTTTTACGTTGGTCAAACCAAAAACCTAAAAAAACGTATTTCGGCCTATAAATCTGGCAGGTTTCATCAGAACGGCGGATTGGCCGATATGATTTTTTTGCACGGCGTCAACCCAGTAGTTTTGAGAGATGATCCAGACAATCTGACTGAAGCTGAATTTGAGGAAATCTCAGCAAGATCTGAATTGGTAAACCTTATACTCAGCAAGGATGAGGCGCTGCGGTATGCAAAAAGCACAAAGCCTTGGGCCGTCGCTGGTCTGCAGTTGCCGTCAACAATATACATGCGTCACATGCGCAATGCCTTCGGACAGTCGTGCGAGTGGTTGAAGCGTCACGTCGCAACCTTATCACAGCAAGACAGGCTATCGCTTGAGAAGAGGTTTTCTGATATTTTCGCAGCAAGCGCCATCGGCGGACAATGCAAAGCATGGAGGGAAGCGATAGATGCCCGCTCCTAAGAACAACAACTTCAACGTCAAGTGGAAGACACCAGAAGAACGCAAAGCGGCGTGCGAGGCTGTTTGCTCACATTTGGCGGAAGGCTTCTCAAAGGCAAGTTTCCCACTGGCTGATTGGGATACAGTTGAGCGATACATGGCTGAGTTCCCCGAAGACTTCCCCTCCGAAAAGCTGGCAGAGGCTTTACGCTTGCAAAAACTTGAGTGGGAGCGTCTTGGTCTGAAGGGCGTAAGGGGCGAAATCGACGGCTTCAACGCAACAGCATGGATCTTCAACATGAAGAACCGTTTCCGTGCGGACTGGAACGACACGGTGAAGAGCGAACACAGCGGCCCAGACGGCGGCGCGATCATCCAGAAGATCGAGCGCGTCATCATTGATCCGAAGGACTGACGAATGAAGCTGATCGATCCGGCAACAGGGCAGGCAGTCTGGGACAGCAACGACCCAAACGCTGGCCCCGTCCCCCCTGCGCCAGAAGGCCGTCAGTGGGTGCGCGTGGATGAGCCTGGCGACACGATGGCGCCGCGCCGCACAGCGCCGGGCATCCTCGACATCGGCAACGGCGTCACCGAGCGGCTTGCGTTCCTGAACCAGACGTTCAACCCGGTCGAAGGCATCGGCAGCGCCATGCGTGCCGGATCTCGCATGTTGGCGCCCGATCAAAGCTACTGGGACCGCATCGCATCTTTGGGCGAGATGGTGTCAGGCGTGGCCAGCATCGCCGCGCCTATCGCAGCAGCCAAGGCTATCGGCGTGCCAGCGGCCAGCGCGATGATGGAGGGGCTGCTGGGGTTCTCGCCGGCACGCCAAGCGGCTGGTGATATGGCAACGCAGTTCGCACGCAGCGAAAGCGGGGCGCTGCCGGGTGGTGGGCCTGGACGGCCTCCGTTGACGTTTGATGATGTCGCCAGGGCGATGCAGGAAGAGCAGCCTGTGAACTTGGGGCAATTCAGGCAAGAACGGGCAAGGCAGGATCTTATTTCAAAAGTCAAAGGTGCCATTGAAGACGTGTCGTCTGGCGCATATCAGGCCAGACTAGATGAAAATGCGTTCGAACTTCACAAGTCTGGCAACCTTCCCCTTCGAGTAGGAACGAGAGTATCGCCCCCATCTACTTATGAGATGGGTTCAGACTTGCGCGTTTCTGGATACTGGGTTGACCAGCAAAACCCAAATATCTTTGGCTACAAACTTCAGAACGAGGCTGGGCAAGAGTTCACCGAATTTGTCAGCAACCCGAGACTTGGGCTGGTGCCAACAGCCGCTGATAGGTTTGGCGGTGGGTTTAAGGCGTTTGCCGGTCCAAACGCAGATCAAAGATTGGGCTTCAAGGCTCCAGAGACCCCAACAGCGGCAGCGCGACCTTCATCCTCTCCAGAGATTGATGCTGAATTTGAAGCCCTTTTCGGGGCTGGAACTGAGCGCGCGCCGCTCGATGTATCACGCCGTGACGCATCAAACATTTTCGGCGAAGGCTCTGAGCGGGTCAGATACACCGACCCGCAAAGCGGCGGCACCATTGAGGTTGTCGTGCGTCCTGACGGAAGCGCGTCTGTTCTTGAGTTGGAGGTGCCGGAAGCATCTCGCGGCCAGGGCATAGGCCAGACGCTGCAAGAGCGCGTGATGCAGGACTTCCCGATGATGGGCGGGCAGGTGTCATCCAAGGCGGCAGCAACGACAGCATATCGCCTCGGGCGCAGACCACCGGGCAAGCCAGACGCGACCCTCGAAGAAGTGTTCGCAGACATTGATGAGATGTCGTCTGTCAACATGGTCTCGCCTGCCATGCAGGAGCGGCTTGCGCCAGCGGCGCCAGCCCTGCCAACCCCACGCAACGAGGCTGAAGCGATGGCGCGCGACATCCTACAGCTTCGCGCCGAAGGGCGGGCTGGCGAGGTGACAGATCAGATGAGGGCAGCGGCTGACCCGCAATACATGTATCTCAACACGCCCCTGCCGATGGATTATGCCAGCCGGATGGCGCGGGCGGATCAATATTTTCCTGACACCGCATATCATTCGACAGGAAAAGACTTTCAGAAGTTTATTCCAAGCGAGTTCCGAGGGGCTTCATTTTTTGGCCCGACACCTGAAGGCGCGGCGCGCGGTGCGTCTGCAAGTGCTAATGAGGGGGTCGGATCTGGCTCAAAAATAACCATGCCGGTTAGGGTCGACACAAGCAGGGTTGAAGGTCTTGGCGCGTATGGCAGGCAGGACATGAATGAATTCCGCGCATCGTTGCCAGATCGTATCTACACTGAAGCTGAAGTGGACGCCCTTATGGCATCCGATATGGCCCCTCGTTACGGAAATTGGACGTATTTCTTTGATGATCTCACTGATTACGATGCTTTAACAAAATTCAGAGACGCCAATCCAGACGCCCCTATCCCTGAAGGGATTATAAAATATAGGCCTAAGCAGCCATTGTCCTACGGTCCCAACCTGCGATCAGACATTTCTGGTAAGCAGTTCGCGCATTATTCAGAGGGTATGAGCGAGAGGCCAATTTCTGATTACACAAAATCCATTGGCAACACTGGCTTCACCATGCAGGACGAAAGCGGGCTTGCATTGGCGATGACTGACCCAACACGCATCCGCTCTCGCTTCGCTCTTTTCGACCCTGAGTTTCGCCACCTCCGCAACCTAAGCGCCGGCGTTGGTGGCGCTGCCGTGCTGACGGCTCTCGGTGACGACGCAGAAGCTGGGACGCCAGAGACGCAGATCATGGATCTCGTCAAGCAGTCTGGTGTCAGCGGCGCGGCTCAAATCCTTGGCGTTTCTCGGCGCGACATTGAAGAGGCGATCTCAATCGCAGTTCCGCCCAGCCAGTGGGACCAGTTAGTAGTCGGACCCCAATGAAACTCCAGCTAAAGACCCCACGCTGGTCTCTGCCGATCCTCAAGCGCCCAGACGCCCGCTATCTTGGGGCATACGGTGGCCGAGGCTCAGGCAAGTCGCACTTCTTCGCAGAGATGCTGATTGAGCGCAGCGTCAGCGAAAAGGTTGACGCGGTCTGCGTGCGCGAGGTGCAGAAGTCTCTGGCCCAGTCGGTCAAGAAGCTGATCGAGAACAAGATCGAGGAGATGGGCGTTGGCCACATGTTCGAGATCCAGCAGACGCAGATCAAGTCTGTCCACGGCGGCGTGATCGTGTTCCAGGGGATGCAGAACCACACGGCAGACAGCATCAAGTCGCTGGAAGGTTTCGACATCGCGTGGGTGGAAGAGGCGCAATCGATCAGCCAGTTCTCGCTGGACATCCTGCGCCCGACCATCCGCAAGCCCGCATCGCAGCTTTGGTTTACATGGAACCCGAGATACGACACTGACCCGATCGAGCAGTTGCTGCGTGGGCCTGGAGCGCCTGACAAGACGGTGGTGATCGAGGTCAACTACAGCGACAACCCTTGGTTTCCCGAGGTGCTGCGCGAGGAAATGGAATACGACAAGCGGCGCGATCCTGACAAATACATGCACGTCTGGAAGGGCGAGTACGTCCGCAACAGCGAAACCCGCGTGTTCAAGAACTGGGCCATTGAAGAGTTTGAGGCACCGCCAGATGCCGTGCATCGCCTCGGCGCCGACTGGGGCTTTGCCACCGATCCGACCGTTGGCGTGCGCTGCCACATTATAGGACGGAAGCTATATATTGACCACGAAGCCTACCAGGTCGGCTGCGAGATCGTGGACACGCCGGCGCTGTTTATGACGATCCCTGACGCTGAACGCTGGCCGATGGTGGCCGACAGCGCCCGTCCTGAGACCATCAGCCATATGCGCAAGAACGGCTTCCCGAAGATCCAGCCCGCCGTCAAAGGGCCGAAGTCGGTCGAGGAGGGCGTGGAATGGCTGAAGTCTTTTGACATCGTGGTGCATCCCCGCTGCAAGCACACCATCGATGAACTGACGCTCTACAGCTACAAGACCGACCGCGACACGGGCAGCATCTTGCCGATGCTGGAGGACAAGGAAAACCACGTCATCGACGCCCTGCGCTATGCCTGCGAAGGCGCACGCCGGGCGGGCAAGCAGGAGAAGGCGAAGCCTCGCCTCGTCCCTGTGATGATGCCGATGGCACGGCATTGATATTCTAATGGTCCTGCCGTATACTTCGGCCCAAATATCCAGCGAAAGGCGCGCACCTTGGCCCGCATGACCAAAGACCAGCGGCTTGCAAACGTCCATGCAGAAGCATTGGCCGAGTTCGACGACATCCAGGGCGTGATGCGCGATGAGCGTTTGCAGTGCCTGGAGGATCGCCGCTTCTACTCCATCGCCGGCGCGCAGTGGGAGGGCAACCTCTATGAGCAATATCTGAACAAGCCCAAGTTCGAGGTGAACAAGGTCCACCTCGCCGTCATGCGCATCATCAACGAATACCGCAACAACCGCATCACGGTTGACTTTGTCAGCAAGGACGGCACAGCCGACGACAAGCTGGCCGACGTGTGCGATGGGCTGTTCCGGGCCGACGAGCAGGACAGCGGCTCCAACGAGGCCTACGATAACGCATTCGAGGAGGCCGTCGGCGGCGGCTTCGGTGCGTTCCGCCTGCGTGCCGTCTATGAGGACGAATACGACGAAGAGAACGAAAAGCAGCGCATCCGCATCGAGCCGATCTACGACGCCGACAGCACGGTGTTCTTTGATCTGGACGCCAAGCGCCAAGACAAGGCCGACGCGCGGCTGTGCTACGTTCTGACCGCGATGACCCGTGACGCGTACCGGGCCGCATGGGATGACGACCCGACCACCTGGCCGAAGGGCATTGAGCAGTGGGCCTTTGACTGGGCCACGCCTGATGTCGTCTATGTGGCCGAGGTCTACCGCGTCGAGGAGGCGTCAGAAACCATCCGCATTTTCCAGACCATCGACGGGCAGGAAGAAAAGTATTCCGAAAAGGACTTCGAGGACGACGAAGAACTCGAGATGATGCTGGAGGCTGTCGGCACCAAAGAGGTCCGCCAGCGCCGCGTCAAGCGCCGCAAGGTTCGCAAGTATATCATGTCTGGCGGCAAGGTGCTGGAAGACAGCGGCTACATTGCCGGCGACCAGATCCCGATTGTCCCGGTCTACGGCAAGCGCTGGTTCGTGGACAACATCGAGCGGTGCATGGGCCACGTCCGTCTGGCCAAGGATGCCCAGCGGCTGAAGAACATGCAGCTTTCCAAGCTGGGCGAGATCAGCGCGCTCTCGACCGTTGAGAAGCCGATCTTCACGCCCGAGCAGGTGGCCGGCCACGAAATGATGTGGTCCGAGGACAACCTGCGGAATTATCCCTACCTGCTGTTGAACACCGTGACGGACGCCAATGGCGGCGAGGTTCTGTCTGGCCCAGTCGGCTACACCAAGCCGCCGCAGATCCCGCCTGCGCTGGCTGGCCTGTTGCAGATCACCGAGCAGGACATGAGCGATCTGCTGGGCAAGCCCGACGCTGCCGAGGAAGTCGTCTCCAACGTCAGCGGCAAGGCTGTGGAACTGATCCAGCAGCGCCTGGACATGCAGACCTTCATCTACATGTCGAACATGTCAAAGGCGATCAAGCGTTGCGGCGAGATCTGGCTTTCGATGGCGCGCGACATCCTTGTCGAGCCTGGCCGCAAGATGAAGGCCGTGGGCGTCGGCGGTGAGTTGTCCAGCATTGAGATGGGCAAGCCGATCCTGAACGTCGAAACCGGCGAAGTGGAATACGAAAACGACCTGAGCAACGCCAAGTTCGACGTGGCTGTTGAAGTCGGCCCGGCCAGCGCCACCAAGCGCAGCGCCACGGTTCGCGCGCTGTTGGGCATGATCCAGCTTGCGCCCGATCCCGAGACGCAGCAGGTGCTGACATCGATGGCCATGATGAACATGGACGGCGAGGGCATCGGCGAGGTGCGCGCCTACTTCCGCGACAAGCTCATCAAGATGGGCGTCATCCAGCCGACCGAGCAGGAAGGCGAGAAGCTGCTGGCCGAGATGCAGGCCGCGCAGCAGCCCGATCCGCAGGCGCAGTATCTGCAAGCTGCCGCGATGGAAGCGCAGGCCAAGGCAGGCCAGGCTCAGGCCAACACAGAATACACCTTGGCGCGTGCGGAAGAAACCCGCGCCAAGACCGTCGAGGTGCTTGCTGGCATTCAGCAGAAAGAGCGCACCAACGTAGTGAACACGGCGAAGGCTCTGCAAGAAGCCGTCGCCCCCGGAATGCGGCAACCACCCAGCCGCACAATGTAATGGGTGAGAAAATCGCGAGGATCGCATGACTGAATTGGCAGAACAGATCGAAGAGGACTTTGAAGTCGAAACTGAAGAAACCGAAGTTGACGAGGCCGAGATGGCCGAAGGCGATGAGGCCGAAGCAGAAGACGAAGAGGTTGTGATTTCGATTGACGGGGAAGCGCCAGCCCCGGAGGAAGATGAGGAAGCCCGCGCCCCTGATTGGGTCCGGGATCTTCGCAAGCAGTATCGTGAAGAGAAACGTCGTGCCAAGGAACTGGAACAGCGTCTAGCACAGGTCGAACAGCGGAACACACCTGGGGTCGCGCCCCTTGGACCGAAGCCAACGCTTGAGAAAGCCGATTACGACACTGACCGATATGAGAAGGATCTGACTGCGTGGTATGAGAAGAAGCGCCAGCATGACGAGCGCGAGGCTGCCGTAAAGTCTGAACACCAAGCCGTTCAGAAAGAATGGGAGCGCAAGCTGGAAAGCTATCAGGGGGCGAAGGCCGGCCTGAAGGTGCGTGACTTCGAGTTCGCCGAGGATGTCGTCCAAGACAATCTCAGCGTCATGCAGCAGGGCATGATTTTGCAAGGCGCCGACAACCCGGCCCTCGTCGTTTATGCTCTGGGCAAGAACCCGAAAAAGGCGAAGGAAATCGCTTCCATCACAGATCCCGTGAAGTTCGCCTTCGCGGTTGCGAAATTGGAGACGCAGTTGAAAATCTCGAACCGTAAGGCTCAATCGTCACCCGAGCGCAAGATCAGCGGCACTGCCCGTCCGTCTGGCGCGGTTGACAGCACCCTAGACCGCCTGCGGTCTGAAGCAGAAAAGACTGGCGACTATTCAAAGGTTTTCCAGTATAAGAAGCAGAAGGCCAAGGGCTAACCCCCACACATGAAGGACCGCTAAAATGGCGAACTCGTTTAGTAAAGAAGAGCGCGTAGCGTTCGAGAACATCCTCGAAGGCTTCAACGATGCGCTCGTAATGTCGCGCAACGTGTCGGTTTACAACACCGACGGCTCGATGATGGAACGCACCAACGACGTGATCTGGCGTCCGCAGCCCTACATTGCGACCTCGATCAACGGCGCACCGCGCACCGACATCTCGACCAGCTTTGTTGACTT